GAGCGTGCCGATGTTCGGGTACTTCTCCGACAGCGCGCGGAAGTTGAAGAGCACGATGTCCGAGTTGTCGACGTGGTAGAAGTCGTGCGGCACGATCACTGACGCGACCGGCATGACACCCGCCAGGTCCCACATCTTCTCGCCGCGGCTGTACGTCTTGCCGCCGAGTGGGTTGAAGATGTCCGCGAGCTTCCTGCCCTTCTCCGGGCAGAGCGCGTCGATCACGCGCTCCCGCCAGATGATGTCCTCGTCGATCCCGTCCCTAATCGCGCCAGCCAGATAAATCTTCGGCCTCATGTGAGCCTCCAGTCCCCGTCTATGAAGCTGACCAGGGAGCGCTTGCCGTTGGGGTAAATAATGCAGTCAGTGTGCAGCCAGCCGCTCGGCGACCCGGACGCGTAGGTCAGATCGAGCATGCTCTTCGTCCCCACCTGGTAGCATCCGTCAGAGATGCCTGACGAGTGGGCATGCCCGATCACGTTCTTGACGCCGATCTTTCCGAACGCCCGCCTGTTGCCGCGAGCGCCGTTCAACCCCCTATCGCCGTGGAACCCGACCTCGATGCCCTTGATCAGGAACGACTCGCCGCGGCGGAGGAACGTCGTCCGGCCCCTGGCCTTCTTCAGCCACCGCCTGCCCCAGTAGGCGAAGGCGTCCTCCAGCGTCACGCCGGAGCCGGTCCACCGCGTCCGCGGCGACCGGGCGAGGGCGAGGTACGTCTCCGCCCAGAACACCCCGTTCTCCGGGTCGGCGCGCGGGTCAGTGTCCTCCACCCACTTGCGGAGGAAGTCGTTGTGGTTCGACGGGACGATGATGTTCTTCGTGTCCGGCGGCGTGAACTGCTCGATGAAGGCGACGGTCCGCTGGACCTCCTCCATCACGTTGTCCTGCCTGGCGCGGAACTTCGCCAGTGCGTGGAACGCGCGGGCTCGGTCGTGGTGGTTCTTCGCGGTCCCGTCGTGAACGTCGTGCCAGACCAGGTACTCCGGCTTGAGCGCGCCGACGAGGGACTCCGAACCTACGAACGTCGCGTTCACGACTGGCCAGTCCACCACGTTGACGTGGACGTCGCCCATCACCAGGCCCGCGACGCGCTCGTACTTCCGCACGGCGAGGCCGTCGTACTCGCTCAGCAGGTCGCAGAAGGAGCCGTCGCTCCGCATGTTCAGCTGCCGGATGTGGAACCTCTCCTCGTCCGCGATCTCGACCAGGCAAGCGCCGAAGGTGTGGTGGTGCTCGCCCTTCTTCCCCGCCTTGCTCGGTATGTAGTTCTTCTTCGTGATCGCGCCGGTCGTGGTCAGGATCTTCGGGAGCTTGTTCTGCGGCGTTGGCACGGTCATCAGCTCCAGCTTCGGGTGGCCGATGATGCCGGACTGCGGCCCGACGATCGTCTCGAATCCCTCGAGCGGCTGCATCGCGGTCGGTTGCGTCATGATGTCCGCGATGAGGATGAGGTTCTTGTTCATGAAGACGCGCTTGTCGATCAGGTACGGCTCCAGCACTGGCGCCCAGCGGTCCGCCTGCTTGGACTTCGTGCTCCAGACGGAGGTAGGGTTCCTGTAGCGGTACGGAACGACGAGGAGCTGCGCGCCACTTTCCTTGCAGTAGGTCAGGAGGGACCGCAGGCCGTTCTGGTGGACCGGTGTGTCGTTCTGAGCGGAGGTCACGACGTAGCGCCGAGGCTTGCCGCGCGCGCTGAGAATCATGGCCTTCAGAAGGAGCGCCTGATCCTGCGGCACGCCTCCGAGCTGCTCGACTACCTCAGACTCCACCGCGGACTTCGCCTTCTTCAACCGCTTGGACGCCAAGGTCAGTCCTTTCGGTTCCAACAGGTTCGGCACTCGCGCTGGCGGTGTGCCTTGACGGTGCTCAGTCCCAGCGTGTAGCCGCGCTTCTCCAGCGCGCGCCAGATGGCGGGCGCCTGGACGCGTCGGTCGTTGATGAGCCGGGTGAACTCCGCCGCGTCTTCCTTCGACTGTGTGCTCAGGAACGCGTTCAGGCCGCACTTCGGTCCCTGCACCGTCACGTACGACGCGACCTCGGCCATGACCGTCGACTTCGCCATGCCTGGGGTATCCGTCCGGGAACTACTCCGGGATCTTGTCCCCGCGCGCCGGACCGGCGGACGTCACCGTGCTCGGCGTCCCGCGGCGCGGGCGCTTCCCGCGGACCGGCGGCTGCTCGGAGTCGATCGGGTCGTTGTCCACCAGCAGCGCGCCCTTGACCTTCCGCTCGAAGTCCCTCGTCATCTCGATGAACACGGCGCGCGCCGCGTCGGTGGCGGCCTTCTGCTCGAACTGCCCGTAGCCTCCGCCCGCGTTCTGGCTGCCGAAGCCCGCGCCCTGCGCGCCGCCTCCGGGGACCTGCTGGTTCAGGTCCGCGTTCGGGTCCGCGTTCGGGTCCGCGTTCGGGTCCTGCGGGTTGCCGCCGGGCGTGCCGAACCCGGCGCCGGGCGGCGCCTGCGGCTTCGCGCCGAGCTTCTGGCCCTTGTAGAAGTATTCGTTCAGCTCCGGCGTGTCCTCGTCGGGGTCCAGGTCCAGGTGCTCGCGCCCCTGGTTGCCCGTCATCCACCCACCCTCGGTCCCAGCCGTCACGAGCTGCAACTCCGTCTTGATGTCCTCGAGCTCCAGCGCCTTTAGCTTCAGGCGGAACTCGTCGGTCTTGATCCCGATCTTAGGGTCGAAGAGCGTTGTGCGCAGCCGGTCCTCGATCACCTGCTGGATCGGGGCGATGGCGCCGACGCTGTACGCGCCGAGCATCTCGTCCGCGGCGTTGCCGCCGAGGCTGCCGGTCTCCGCCCAGCCGATCCGGTACGGCGGGACCTGGTGGGCGATCAGGATCTCCTTGACGAGGTCGCCGCGCCGGAAACGGAAGTGCCCCTCGCGGAGCAGCTCGCCGAGCTTCTGGACCGCAACCTCGGTGGATTCGTCGCCCGCGGTGAGGATGTTCGTGTGGCCGCGGCCCGCGAACTCCCGGACCTGCTGCTCGACCTGGTCCTTCATCTTGAGCGCCATGTCCAGGCTGCCCGCCTTGAAGTGCATGTGGTAGTCCACCTGGCCGCCGGACGCGAACCACGACACGTTGAACTCGCGGATCGCACCGAGCTCGGCGATCGTCGCGATGGACGAGACCCAGCGCGGAAGTCCGTACCAGAGCGACCGCGGCGTGTAGGTCTTGAAGATGATGAGCTCGGACGCCACGTAGTCCTCGTCCATGCTGTCCGCCATCTTCCTGTCCTTGCTCGACGTACCCTTCTTCCACTCGAAGACCTCGCCGGTCTCGTTGTTGATCGTGCACTCCGCGCCGAACTTCTTGAAGTACCGCACGCGTCCGGCGCGGATCTGCACCCACTTGCGCGGGTCGAGGCTCGCGCGGATCGTGTGGGACGGTATCGGGTAGATGGCCGCGATCTTCCCGTGCTTGCCCGGCGCACCATCATTGTCGATCCGCACAACCTCCCACACGCCCCAGCCTATCGCGTCCATCTCCCAGGCGGCTTGCCAGAGGAGCTCAGTGAAGGTGAGCTCCGGCGTGATGTCCTCCATTGCCTGCTTCAGCTGCGCGGGAACGTCAGACTGTATCAGGCTCTCGTCCGACTGCTTCTCGTCCTTGGGTTCGAAGGACCACCCGCGGCCGCAGGCATCCGTCGCCTTGGCGGCGAGGCACGCGGAGTGCAGAGGGTTCTCCTCGGTCAGGTTCAGCAGGCGCTCCGGCGGGAGCGGTGGCTCCAGCGCGATGCCCTGCACGTAGAACGTGGTGAACGGGTCGCGGAGCTGCCTGGACGGCGGCGGCTCATCGCCCTCGGCCTTGGACACCGGGACGAGCGTGACCGTGTTGTCGGCGGGGTCGGCGCTCTTCGACACGCCCCAGTGCGTGATCTTCGCCTTCGCGGCGCGCTCCTGCGGATTCTCGGAGAGGTACTGGAACACCGCGTCCGACGAGACGTCGAGGCGGTTGTCCTTGATGGCGGCCTTCGTCACAGCCTTCTTCCGCTTGCCGTCGTAGAGCCAGGAGTCGCGAGCGCGGGCCATGTACGCCTCAGTTCTTTGGGGTAGGCCAGTTCAGCCTGGTCAGCAGGAAGCGCCGATCCTCGTCGGGCCGCACCTCCAGCAGGTCGATCACGAGCGTGGACTCCACCACCCCGCAGTGCCCGCGCTCGCTCACGTCCTGGCAGATCTTGAAGATCCTGGACCCCGGCTGCACGGCCTTGGCGACGCGGATGTCGACCATCAGCCACTCGCCCACACGGGTCGGGCCCATGACCGGGACCGGCTCGACCACGGTCGGAATGGTGGGCAAAACGGTGACACCCTCCGGAATGGGGAGCCCGTCGTCAGTGGTCTGGCGGACCGCGCCCTTCGCGTCGACGACGAACCGCCCCCGATTAGGACGCATGGACTCTATCTTACCGTCGAAATCGCTCACACCGTGACCGCCTTCCAGGCCGTCCTGCACGCGCGGCACTCGGCCCTGTGTGCCGCGTCGTCTACCACGTGCACCGCGCCAGCCACAGCTTCGCGGTCGGACTTCCTAAAGATCTGCGTGTCGTAGCTCTCGCGCGGGTCGCGGTACTTCTCGTCGCCCGCCTCCATCCGCGAGGTGCTCCGGTTGAACGCCATGGTGAACGGCGCGAAACCACGCAGCATCCGGTCGAGCATCCACGTGATGGCCTGGCTGGACGAGTCCACCCAGTCGTCGTTCCTGCCGTTCGGGAAGACACGAAACTCCTCGACATACAGCTCGACCCACCCCGCGATGGACGGGTCCGGCAGCCAGACGTTCCCGGCCTCGCAGTATGGCTGCATCGCGGACGCGCGGGACTCCTTGCCGCCGCGTGGGTCGACCGCGATGAGACCCGGGACCGTGTGCTGCAGGTCCTCGACGACCGCGGTCCCGTTCGCCTTGTCCTCGACCAGCTTCGCATGGATGTCCGGCCACATGGCGGAGCAGCTCTTCACCGCCGAGCGGGACGCGCTGTACCCGAGCTTGTCGTGGACGGTGTGCGGCAGCAGATAGAAGTCGGCGCCGATGCGGACCCAGGCCGTCCCCGCGACGTAGTCGGAGGACTTCAGGTCCTTGAACGCCATGTCCCAGCTCCAGCACTTGTCCTCCGCCTTCGCGATGAGCGCCAGTGGGTCGACCTTGTAGTACCTCCACCACTTCCGCTGGAACATCCCGCCCTCGGCGGGCGCCGGGCGCTGCTGGTACTGCCCGGCGTAGACGACGGTCGACATTTTCGGCGGCTTCTGCGTCGCCTCGATGACCCCGCGGGGGAACCGGTCGGGCCAGAGGAGCTCGCCCTCCTCGGTCCGCGGGTCCTCCCACCCGGGCCGGGTGGGGAGCTCCGGCTTCGCGGCGACCATGGAACCGGGGATCGGTTCGGCGGGGATGGAGATGACCTTCAGCTCGTACTCCTGCGGCAAGCAGAGATGGACGTAACCGCCCTTCTCTATGATGTCCCCGGAGAGGTCCTTCTCGTGGAGCCGCTGCATCACGACGAGCCGCTTCGTCCGCCCGTAGCGCCCAGTGCGGGACTGCATCGTGACGTTCCACCAGTCGAGGACCGCCTGCCGCGTCACATCCGACGCGACCTCGTCCGCCTTGTGCGGGTCGTCGACGACGATAAGATCGCCGCCTTCTCCCGTCCCGAGGCCGCCCGGCG